TTCTTCTCGTCCGCCTTGCCCTTTAACCAAGAGCCAGCCAGATCGCCTACAATCGGGATCAGTGCCTGTATCATTCCTCAAAGCCTCTCTGTTTCGCCTTGCCTGTTCTTCTGTCGTCCTGTCGTTCATGTCCCACAGGATCATTTTTCATGCCCCAGCCAGACTGCAAACGCGCCTGTCATTGCGCCAGTAACGGTGGCCGTCAGGGCTGTCGCCTGTGAAGTCATCGACTCAGGCGGCAGAGCCATAAACCAACGCAGTGTGTCGATGTACATATACGTCATGACGAACATCATGAGTCGCGGCAGTATCTTCCACTTCAGGAACCGTTCCATCGTTAATTCAGCCATCAGCCAGCCCCCTCATACGCTCCACCAGCCGCCTCGCGCGGTTTGGCACCTGTGTGTACCACTTGCTATCGACCATCTCGTCTGCGGCTTTGTGCCAGTCCCTAGCGTCAACGCCAGCCCTCATGCCTACAAACTTTGACAGCCGAGGCCGCCCGATGTTGAACATCATGTTTGCGATGATGTGCTGGCACGTCTCCGGCAGTTCATTGAAGTCACTGTAAAGCGCGTGGCACTCGTCAATCGTCACGGCGATGTCCAGCTTGAATAACTGGTTCACTCGCTCCTGCTCGACCACCGTGCCGACTGGCTGACCGTGTTCTGGGTCGGACTCGACAATCAGGTGGCCGATTCCGGTTGTTGGCAGTCCGAGGTGATCCAAGTATATTTCGTACTTGCACCCCTCATCCTCGGCGATCTCCTGCCTCAGTTTATCCAAGTTCATCTGCTGTTCCTTTCTCTGACGATCTGCACCGCCTTATCCCACGTATCCGCCTCAACATCCGGATTCTCAAAGTAGCTGGCTTTGACCCGCTTGCTTTGCTGGTTGACCTGCTCCGTGGCGAGAGCGATGCATCGGCGAGCATTAATTGCACATAATAGTAAGATATCATAGTCCTGCACCGTGGGTAATGTCTTGGCCTTTGATGTGCCGTTTCCCGCCGCAAGCTGGAAGTGGTAACCGGACAGGCGGTGATGTTTAACTTTTGTCAGCGTTGCCGACTTAACCTGCACCCGCAGGAACTCATCATCATACCACGCCACAAGGTCGACTTTATCCTGCTGTGCCATCGACACCCGCCAGCCCCTCTCCATTATCGAGGCGGCGGCCAAGTATTCTCCAATCAGTCCGGTGGTGGTGGACAACTATCAGCCGCCTTTCAGGTACATTATCCAGACGGTCATTATTCCGCCGCCGACTGCAATGAGTGCTGATACCGTTACCCCTATCATTACACGCTCTCTGCGTTTTGCCTGTTCCTCTAGTGCCTTCTTTTGTGCCGCGCGTTGTCTGGCTATCTCCGCCTGTAGCCTCTCCCACGCTCCGGCCTTGCCGTACAGCATGAATATACTACGCATCTCATTGCGGAGCGTGTCCAGTTCTTCCTTACGAAAGAACTCGTCAATCCCAGCCTGTTCGGCTCCGGTGATTTTTGAGAAAAAGCCGTTCTTCTTGCGACTCGCGCCGAAGTTCAATTCGGCCTCGGCCTTGGCGTATTTCGACACCTGACCCGATAGTGACGACAGGTCTTTTCCTGCCTTGATTGCGGACGATATAGCAGAACTGGCGGCACTGACTGCCGCGAAGGCGGACATAGGGTCGATCATTCTAGCCTCGTATCATCAAGATGATGACGACTAAAAGTGCGATCTGGACTGCGTCTATGACTGGTAAGCCTATCATGTCAATACACTTTCACGCTTCCTGCTTCTACATTCCTCGGCACACAATATGCCGTAGCCCTGTCCCTTGCGTCTATGTAATCCGAATATGAGTAGTTCCCATACCGCTTTGTGATTTGTGACGCAAAATAATTGCACTCAGTTAGACTTCTAAAAAACAAGTCCGCGCTTTCCAGTCTCCTGTCGTCTCCAGTCCCTAACCAGACCAACAATAAAAAAACGTGTTCCACGTCATTCGCTTTTGTTTTTCACATTCTTCCAAATGCGGATGCCAAGCAGGATCAGACCACCGACACCAAGCACAAGCGTGATCCATTCATTCAGCGCGGGCAACCAGATCGGGCTGGTTATCCCTGCGGCACTGGCGGCGTAGTCGATGTCGGCATCGTTCATCAATCAGCGTCCTGTATCGTCAAATCGCCAGCGTCTACCTGACGCATAATTTCTGCGTAGTGTCTGTTGGCTGGGTCTAGGGGGACGAACATCTCTGTGCCGTCAATGGTGGCACGGATAGAACGATAAACTTCAGTGCCATTGGGGGCTAGTTTAGAAACGTAGAAAGCCAATTCAATGTTTAAGTTTTCCATAGTTAAAGCTCCGAATCTGCAGTTACGCTAGCGTGCACATAATTGCTATGGGAACCGTTAGTTGATTGAGCCTCAAGGCTCGTCCCCCGTGATGATGTAAAATTGAAAATCAATGAAGCAGAACTGCCATCATCATCTTCACTTGTTTTAGACATTGTAGGAGTTGACCTCATAGTGACAGGGAACATCAACGCAGAACCACTACCATCCCCACCTGAGCCATACCCATAGCCTTGGACTAATAATGTACCGCAGTCAATATAATACCTCTGACACGCCGCAAACTCATCGCCAAATGACCGATGTTCAAAAGGCGTGGCCTGTTCGCCTACCTCAAGCTGGACACCTGTAATTTGCCAATAGTTGCTTGTAGCATCAGCAAGATTCACATTAAGACCAGCACCCCTGTTTGCATTTACGTTTGTTCCCCAACTGGTTTGCTCTGAACCAGAAGTAAAGTTTGTGCCGTAGCTAAGACCAAATGTGAAATCCATACCTACGCCATTGTCATCATTGATGACTCCACTTGTATCGGCTGGAACTGTTAATGTTTTGTATTCCCAAGTATCCGCAGTGTTGATGGTGTAATGCGTTGAAAACAGTTTGTTTGAATTATCTCTTTGCAAGAAATATATCGAGAAATTGCCAGTCTTGTTTGACTTTACCCAAAACGAAAGAGTGCAAGTTTTAGCTGTGGATGTGCCAAAGCCAAGACGCTGTAAGTCTTGTGCTTCAATCAAATAGCTTATTTCAGAATAAGTCCCCGCCGATGGTGAGGCATTTGCTGTCGTACAAGTTAATTTCAAGCTGTTTGCAAATCCACTTGGGGCGTTGCTATCTTGGGCAGATGTCCAAGTACCGCCACCACCTAAATAGTGCGTGAACCTGTCAACTGTATAGTAACCGTTAGATGTTATGCCTGTAACTGATGACGAGCGTTGTGCCACCTGACACGCCCCATTGGTCACAAGATTTCTGTTTCGATACGCTGTTGACCAAGCAAGCTGACCGGAGCCGTTAGTCTGCAACATCGCACCAGCATCGCCATCACCGTCAGGCAGTGTCAGCGTTGTCGTGGTTGTCACCGCCGATGGTGCCTGTATCTTGATCGATGCGCTTGCGTCATCGTCAGCCAAAGATAAAACATCGATGCCGTCAGTGCCGTCACTGAAGTTTTTCAGGTGCGTCATCTGCTCCCGAAGCGCGTTATTGACTGCACTGGGCAACATTCCTTCCGCCACAGAAATATCGCCTATGACATCATTCGATGCGTTGGTTGCCGAGTATTCGGTGAGTTTATCCTTAGCCATCAATCGGCTCCTTCTAGTATGGTGAGTCGCCCAATACGCTAGTATCCCAAGCCGCCTTCAATTCCGCAATGGTGCTTGCAGATGAAATAGCCGATGCGGCGGGTGCGTCACGCAGTGCGTCTTTTGCCGTGGCAATGTCTGTGGTGCTTGCGCCAGACTCTAACGCCTTCATCAACTCCACGTCCTTTTCTTCAAGTAGAGGCTTACGCGCTTCGCGTACCTTATCCTTAAATATCACCTTCGCCGCGTCAATATCTTCGGAAATGACAGTGCCGTCCAGCACCCACGCGCCGCGAAAGTGGCGGTCTGATGGGACGGTAGCCGTGGAAGCGTCAATCTGGTTGTTGTCTTTATCAACGATGTAAGTCGTAGCCATTGGTATATCTCCTATGCGGCTATTGCGTTTATGGACAGATCATCGCTGATCTTCCAAGCATTGCGCCACTCTCTTGTGGCGGGTAATTGGTCTTTCCGGCAGATAACCATTTTCTGCTTATTGCCGTCATTGTAAGTGCGCCACACATGCTGTGGGCAGTCTTTCATAATCAGGTATTCAATAGCCTGTTCTTCGGTCATAGCATCAATAGGCTTGGTGTCATGTAACAGGTAGCCACGAGTATGCTTCTTGAAGTCTGGTT